CGGTTATTTCTTTTATTTTCTTCACCAAGTCCCCCATTATAGATATGACGGGATCGCCTATGACCTCCCATAATTCAATCAGGGAACTTTGAACCTGCGCCAATGCCTGTTGAAATTTAAACTCTGCTGTGTTAGATGCCCCTTCAAAAGCCGCATCTAAATCGTTTGTCGATATGCTCATTTCTTCCATGATTTTGATGTTATCTTCCATGTTCGCGCCCATTAAATCCAAGATACCCATAAGAGCGCGAATATTCGGAAATACCTTCGCCATCATGTCCTCGCCGTATTCGTTTGTTAAATCTTTCAATCTCATTAAGACGGTCAGTAAACCTTCGTCTTTGATCTGCTGTCTTAACTCCGCGCTCGATGTTCCCATTTTGTTTAGTGCTTCTTCTGCCTGTTGTGCGGGTTTAAGAAGGGAAGCTAATATTTGTTTAAGCTGTGTAGTCGCGGTATGTGCATCTGTTCCAGTTCTACTCATGGCCGCAATCGCCCCGGCTACCTCGTAAAACTGAACGCCCATTTCAGAGGCAATAGGTAGCACCGCACCCATCGCCGCCGCCAATTCTTCAGGGGCCGCCTTACCTAATCTAACCGCCTTTAAAAGAATATTAGTTGCTTCTTCAGCCCCCAAAACTTCTGCGCCGTAAGCGTTCATGGCACTTGTTACCAGGTCTGCAACGACCTTCGTTTCACCTAACCCGGCAGCAGAGGCCTTCGCCGCCATCTCTAATACATTCATAGCATCGGCAGCATCTATACCGGCAGAAGTGATAAAGTAAAGGGCTTCAGCTAATTCCTTTGGAGCCTTGCCAAGCCTCGGAGCCATTTCTAATATGTCTTTGCTCCATGCGGCGACCTGATCCTTTGAAACACCGACAAGGCCAATAATTTTCTGCATCTCAAATTCGAAGTCTTTTCCCATTTTGAACGCGGCAGTAGCCACACCCAAAAGGGGCAGGGTCACATAGCGGGTCATCATGCCGCCAAACTGCTTCATGCCTGTCCCGATCTGTCCCAGCTTCGATTGAACGCTGCTCATGCCACTATGAAAACCGGCCGCATCAGCATCTATTTTTAAAGATAATTTGCCAACTTCGCTCACTATTTCACCCCGATTCCTGACAGAATCGCTTTCTGTTCTTCAACTGTTTGGACGCGCTCTTTACCCGGCACAAAGTCCATTTCCGTAAACGGTTCTTTTTTCTTCGTCTTGTCCCGGTGCGGTTCGGCCAGCACAGCACATATCCGGCCAATCCTTCTGTCAAGTATTTCCTGCTCATCACGGTAACGATCAGCCAACCAAACAAATTCCTTCAAAGTTAAACGCCAGAACTGTCCATCGGATAGCCGGAGATTGTAAAGTCCAAAGCTCCAAAACCATTCCAATTTTAGCTCTGGCGTTTCGAGTTTTTTACTGGCTTTGCATCGGGATCAACTTCAGGCTGGAAATCGCTCATTAACAATTCAATCTCCACACGAGCCTGTAGCAACTGGTTCATGCTCAACGAATTGACATCTTTTTCTGTCAGTTCGCCAAGTTCCTCACCTTCTGCTTCTGCCCTTGCCCTCTTTGTGCAGGCAATCATCATAAAGGTCAGTTCGTCAAGGTCGATGTCCTCCTGGAAATCAGGGGCGCGCCCCTCCGCTTCGGCGGCCTTTAATTCTTCCTGATACGCCGCCCACTTCTTAGCCGCGTTACTGAAATAGTCAACACCAAGATCGTTTTTAAGAATCTTGAGCGTCCCAAAGTCCAGTTGGAATCTGACCTCTTTAACCTTGTTACCCTGTTTGTCTGTGATAATCATTACATATCCCTCCTGTTATTCCTTAATCGTCCCTTGTTACATACAAAGCGTAATAAGTCGGGGTCTTGTCGGTATCTCTGGTCTTAACCGCGATGGCGTTCGGCCCTACAGCCAAAGCTATGGGACCCGAAGGAACGCCCGTAGCTACCACAACACCGTTGACCTTGATTTCCGCTGCTGTTGCCATTGTCGGGGTTATGGTGCAGGTTACATCACTGGTAGCTGCCGACACACCGTAACTGTAAACACCCCCTGCAAATGCAGGAACAAGTGTCAACGCGCCGCTGTCCGAACCCGTAACAACAAGGCCGGTCAGATCGTCAGAATACTGGCTCGCCAGTGTAGCAGTTCCGGCCAGCTTCATGGTTGCGTTAATTGTCATCTGGGTCGGTGTAGGATAACTAAAGTCAATGGACTTGATATATCCTTCAAAGCTCCACCTTGTTCTGTTAGCTTCTGCAACCGCATCAGGTAAGACTATCTGCCAATCGGAAACAGTCCTGTTTACCTGATCAGTGAGTAACTGCTGCTGGCTCGCGTTACTCGGTATGAAGTTACCGTTAAAACTGACTTCCCCCGTGTCCAGCAAAGCGGGAATATACTCTTTTGTGCTGTTCGGTGAATCATGGTTCGTTACTTCGACATCATCACTTGATAGAGAAGGGCCGCCAACTGTTACCTGCTCGGCAACTGTAACCCAGGCCGCGCCGCTCCATCTTTGTATTAATGTCCCGTAACCTAATCTTGCTTCAGTCATCTTAGAATCACTCCTTTAAATTCTTATTAATATGTGTGCCAGATAAAAGCGTCAATCGGAATATGGTATAACCCTGTTTCGGGTTCGTGTAAATCCTGCGCCGCCTCCACAAACACCCCCTGAACTAAAGATGTTTTCCAACTCTCCAACGCCGTAATAACTTCTGCTTCAACCGCCTTTGCGCTTGCATAAGTTGAAGCGAATACGCTCACCTGGAACCTCGGCCCTGCTAACTTCGACCGGGCATCGTGGGTGTATGTAAACCCCGGTGATAGTTTATGGGTGGTCAGGTAAGGCTTTGAAACTGTCTGGGGTGCGATCCCGGCATAGACACGGTTTGACACAGTTCCAACTTGCGCCTTTAGCCGTTCAAACAGTGCCGCCTCTACGCTCATCTAATCGCCCCCTTTATTTTTTCAATAAATATATCCCTGACCTTGCCCCGCGTGTTTGTGTCATCAAGCGACCTTCTGAAAAAAGGGTGAGGGGATTCCCTCGATGTCCCCTTTTCAAGGTCAACCGCTATAATGTGATTAGAGTAAACTATTGCCGCGTTTTGGAATTGTGATAACATCCATTTAACACTTCGCCTGACCGCCCCGGCCTTTCCGGGTGTAGCCGGTTTGCTTGTAGAACGGTAATGCCCGTCTGCTGAAGTTCCACCTTTTACCGGGCATTTATCGTGGACATCTTTTCTGACATATTCACCTGATTCGCTTAACGCTTCCCTGACTGTCCGGGTTCTCATGGTATTGTCAATGCGCCGCAAATTAGATAGGGCTTGTTCCATGCCCTCAATGCGTATAACGACCATTAATCTGCCGCCTCCCTATAATACAGGTGGAGCAGTTCGCGCTTTTCTTTCGGGTTTATAACTGCTTCGATATATAAATACCTACTGCCAAACATCACCCTCATGTCAGGCTTAACCCCTGCCATATACCGGACAACGATTTTGCCTTCAATCTGTGAATTTATCTGCTGCGCTTCCCAGAACTCCCGCCCACTTAAAGGTGACACTTCAGCCCAGACCGTTCTTAAGTCAGCCCATGTTTCAATAATCCCACCATAAGCATCCTGGCTGATTGTAAGTTGCTGAATTGTTACTCGATGCCTCAATATCCCGGCGTTTATCGCCATAATTTCACCTACTTATTAAGTTCAGGTGTCCAGAAATTTCTATGCTGCCACAACAGGGAATCAATACCCATCGGCAAAGTCTTACCAACGTGACCGGCAGGTAATACGTTCTCCCGGTTCTCGTAGTAAACAGCAACCAATAATTTAATGGCCGCCTTGACATACTCAGGAACATTGATTCGCAAGTCTGCGGCCTCTGTATAAGTGGCAGTAATAGCAGCAGCCAAAATTGGCGCGACAGTAAACACTAACGCGCCTGTAGTTAAATCTAATGTGTAGGCAGTGGTTAATACTCCACTGAGGTAAACTGTCACACTGCCCGCCACAATAGGCGTGTGCGTTAGTGTGAAGTTTCTTAAAGTGCCGTTCCCTGTTCCAACAGCTTCTGCGGTGTGGACTATCGGATTAATCTGCGGCCATCCGGCA